ACCTAGGCATAGATGAGATTATTGAAGATGCATATGAACGTATTGGTATGCAGGGTGTTTCTGGTTATCAATTAAAAACTGCTAAAAGATCTTTAAATATTTTATTTTCTGAATGGGGTAATAGAGGTCTACATTTTTGGGAAGTAAAAAATCAAAATGTTGCATTAGTAGATGGACAAGCGGTATATACTTTTTATCGTTCACCATCTGATGGGACATCTTCTGGTATTTCAACTACTTTATCTGCAGGTATAAATTCTAGTGTTACAACTATTGGAGTTGCTTCTGTTACTGGAATGCCAACAACAGGTGGTATTATAATTATTGGAACTGAACAAATTACTTATTCAGGTATTTCATCATTAAATTTAACTGGATGTGTAAGAGGTGTTAATGGTAGTACTGCTGCAACTCACAGTACAGATGATGCTGTTTTACAGTTTCCAAATGGAATGACGGATATCCAAGAAGCAGATTATAGAGTTAAGTCAACTTCAGTTGATACTCCCATGACAAAAATTAGCAGATCTCAATATCAAGGGTTTTCAAATAAAACTTCAAAAGGTTTACCAACTCAATACTGGGTACAAAGATTTATAGATAAAGTTACTATGACTTTATACTTAACTCCAGGTGCAGCTCAAGATGGTAACTATATTAATTTTTATTATACAAAAAGAATAGATGATGTTGGTGCTTATACAAATGCTACGGATGTTCCGTATAGATTTATACCTTGTATGATCGCAGGATTAGCATATTATTTAGCAGTCAAGTATGCACCACAAAGAGTACAAGAATTAAAATTATTATATGAAGACGAACTATTAAGAGCAGAAGATGAAGATGGTTCTTCTAATTCTACTTACATATCACCTAAAATATATTATCCGGGTATTGGTTAATGACTACTTTTTCTCAAGGTAAATATGCTTTAGCTATTTCAGATAGATCAGGCATGGCTTTTCCGTATAACGAAATGGTTAGAGAATGGAATGGTGCCCTGGTCCATGTTTCAGAGTACGAGCCTAAACAGCCACAATTAGATCCTAAACCAACAAGTGCAGACCCACAAGCTTTACAAAGAGCAAGAACGGCTAGAACAGAATTTCCAACAGAAGATTTTTTACCAAACAACCCTATTACAACTGCAGCTGCAGATGCAACAGTTTCTGTTTCTTTTCCAAATGGTGCAATGCAAGTAAATGATTTTGTTAGATTAAGAGATATTAAATCTCCAGTAGGTGGTGTTAGTGTAGCTACGTTGCAATTATCAGGAGCACTTTTATCAGGAGATATCACTAGCACTGACACTACAATTAAATTACTAATACCTGTAGGTACCAATCTGCCTACAAGTGGATATATTGTTATTGAAAAAGTAAATGCAGTTTCAGGTTTATTTGAAAACGAAGTCATTGAATATACAGGAGTAGATACTAGTGGAATAGGAACTGATTTAACTGGATGCACAAGAGGAACAAGTGCTCCTTACAGAGGAGTTAGCCCTGTTGCTACAACAGCTAGTTCTCATTCTAGTGGAGCAAAAGTATTTGGTGCATATAAAATAGCTACACTTAATGAGACATCTTCACCAGCAGGATACAATGATAGTACAGGTAGTCCAGCAACTACAACTACACAAACAGGTTTTACATTTGAGCTAGTTAGTAATGCTAGTAGCACAGAAACAGGAGGCGGTTTTCAGTGTACAATTGGACCGATAAATGATAGGGCTTAATTATGTCAGGAGTTAAAAAATACGATTACAGCACACTAACTACAGCAATAAGAGACTATACAGAAGTAGGTTCTGATGTCTTAACTACAACTGTTGTTGATGGTATTATTATGGCTGCTGAGTTTAGAATTTATCAAGAACTTCCTATGGACTCTCAAAGGTTTGTTCAAGAAGGCACTCTATCTACAGACAATAACACAATCAATAATCCTGCTGGAACTTTATTTATTAGAGGCGTAGAAGTATTTAATTCTACAGCTAACACAGAAGGTAATGGAACTTGGTTAGAGAAAAAAGATCAAACGTATTTATCAGAATATATAGATAGATTAACAGGACCAGAAGGAGATCTAACAGCACAGGATGTAACAGGTTTTCCCAAGTATTATGCAATGTTTGGTGGTGCTGATAATACAACAGACACTTCATCAGGAGGTTTTTATATAGCTCCTACACCTGATGCAGCATATAAATTTAGAATTTATTACAACAAAATGCCAAATGGTCTTGGATCTGGCACTGGTTTTAATAACAACACATATTTAAGCACATACTTCCCACAAGGTCTTTTATACGCATGCCTTGTAGAAGCTTTTGGATATTTAAAAGGTCCAATGGATATGTTGACTTATTATGAAAATAGATATAAAAATGCAATACAACAGTTTGCAGGTATGCAACTTGGAAGACGAAGACGAGACGACTATACTGACGGCACAGTTAGAATACCAGTCAAATCACCGTCTCCGTAAACTGAGGAGAAAAAATTATGACAATAACATCGGCAATAGCAAACTCATTTAAAGTAGAAATTCTACAAGGTGGTCATAACTTTAATGATTCAAGTGGGGCTCCTACAGGTAACACTTTTAAAATAGCTTTATACTCAAGTAACTCAGCGTCTTTAAGTAAATCAACAACTGCTTACACTGCACCTGCAGATGCAACTGCTGATCCAACAAACACATACGAAGTTACACAAACATCTTCTGGTTATACAGCAGGAGGAAAATCTTTAACTCCAAGTGCAGATCCAGTTTTATCTGGAGATACAGCATGCGTTAAATTTAATGACATTAGTTGGACATCAGCTTCTTTTACAGCAAGAGGATGTTTAATTTATAATTCTACAGCAGTTACAGGATTCACAACTAACAGAGCAGTCTGTGCAGTTAATTTTGGTGCAGACAAAACTGTAACAAGTGGAACATTCACAGTTCAATTCCCAGCTCAAACAGCAGGAAACGCAATCGTTCAAATAGCATAGGAGTAAAAAATGGCTGACGTTACACTCACAGTAACGGGTCTTTCTTCTACTTCATCTTTAGGAGACCTGTCATACACAGGCGCTACTTCAGGATATGGTCGTTATAATTGGGGACAAGCTGGTTGGAATGATTCTACTTTAATTGAACAAGGTTGGGGTAGAGAAAGTTGGGGTTATCAATCTTGGGGTGATACACCAATTGTTACACTTCCAGCCCTATCATCATCAACTGCTCTTGGATCATTAACAGCAGAAGTAAAACCTGGTTGGGGTACACTTAACTGGGGTGAAAATGGTTGGGGCACTGTTGAGTCAGCAGTATTTAATTTAACAGGTCTTTCTGCAACTACCAGTGTTGGAATTCTTACAGCAGAAGATGTTGTAGGTTTATCTGGTCAATCAGCTACAAGTGCGGTAGGAAGTTTAACTGCATTTTCTGATCACACACTCACATTATCTGGATTAGGTTTAGTATCAAGTGTAGGTTTATTATCTGTAGATGATCATTCAATTGGTCTATCTGGTCAATCAGCTACAAGTTCAGTAGGAAGCATATCTCCGGCGGATGTAATGGGTATAACTGCTCCATCTGCTGCTCAAACAGCAGTTGGTTCAATTTCAATTTCATCTAACCCTGTAGTAGATATAACAGGTGTTGCTGCGACAAGTGCTGTAGGTGCTTTAACCATAGATAATATAACTCCAGCATTGTTAGCAGGTCAATCAGCTACAACAGCTATAGGAACTTTGACTACGGTTCAAGTAACCAATGCTAGTTTAGTGGGTCTAGGACAGGTGGCAACTTCTACGGTTGGAGAACTAGTAGTATTAGGATATCAAGATATTGATATTATTGGAAATACAAGTTATACTGCTGTTAATAAAACAAATGGCGCAAGTTATTCTGATGTTGACGTAGTAGGAAATACATCGTATACAGACGTAACTCACGTAGTTTAGGAGAAAAAAATTATGGCTTCAACATATTCGGATCTTGGGATCGAACTAATGGCGACCGGTGAAAATGCCGGTACATGGGGAACAAAAACTAATACAAACTTAACTCTTATAGAACAA